TATAGCTGAAATAGCGTTATAAACTCTTCATCGGATAAATAATTCATAATTTCTTTCGCCAGTAGAGTGAATGCCGTCCCGCCCAAGGAATGGTGGGGTTGAACAAACGATATTGCAAAGCAATCAGGGAATTAGAAGATGGGGGGTTATCAGTCGTATCGGTGATTAACCAGTTGAACCCTATTCGCCTGGCCATTTTCTCTCTTGCTCGTATAAGACGCTTTTGCAGTCCTCGACCACGAAATGCTCGTACAACACCACTACGACACAAATAACCGCAATCAAGCCAGCGGCTAGAGCAAACAAGCCCAGCAAATCCACAAGGTACATCATTCTCATAGGCTACCCACCACCAACCCTCTCGAGCGTTGTACAGCGTGTCATAGGGCAAACAATCTTTTTGCAACTTATTCAACAATTCATAATTCTCTTGAACTGTTGTGTCTATGAGTTTGATTTGCATATATTTATTGTCGTTAGCAATTATGACAGCAATTAGACAAAAAAAGGGGGAACTAAGTCCCCCAAACTCTTTGCAACTGCAATTCAAGAATACTTTCTTGTACCTTGCTTGTCAATAATAAGTGCCATTTTTCGGGGTTTATCCCAAGGATTGTTGGGTATAGACACATGAGTCCACCTATCGAATTCCCTAATAACCTGATCAAAATCAAGATTAGACCCAATGATGGCTTTGGTCACTTGGTCTGGGGTCATATTAGGCACACGAATGTCAGCAGCACAGCCAACACGATGCTGGCTAGTATCTTTACTTCCCACCGCGTCATTAACCTGTTTAGACCTAAACGCCGAGTTAACCATAATTGGAGCACCGCCGAGCAATTGTTTGACCAGTTCAAGAAACTCAGCCAAGCGCATAAGATTCGCCTTTTCAGTCTCGTTTGGTACATTGTCAAACTCTCTATGGTCGGTATGGGTTAACTCTTCAAGAGTGAAATTGTTGGTAAGCTGTGTCATTTTGCTATCGGTGTTGAGTTGTGAATGAGCTGATCTTTGGCTTGGCTTGATGCGCTAGAACCGAAATAGAAACTTATAACTCCCGTCCAAGCAGTCCCAAGTGAACCTAAAAGTATCATTAATGCTTCACTAGACTGAACGTGTCCGGACATCATCCCCGCCATGATCCCAAAGAATCCGATGGTAATGCCAATAGCTAGGATAGGGGGGATCATAGACTTGACAGTCATTTGCATATCCCTAGCCGATTTTCTGTCCTGAGTGGCCAATTGCTCAAAGTCCAATCCCATTTCTTGAGCTTTTGCCTTCAACGCTAGTTCAGCTTGTTGTAGCCCAGCGATCTGATCTGACGTTAATTTGTTTGAATTAATTGCAGTAGTTACTTCCTCAGATGAAATACCAAGGGTTTTCCCAATCAATTCTGTTGCCATGCCAGCTAAAGGCCCACCCAAAGCTGTGGCAATCGTAGGTGCAATTTGTGTTAACCAACTCATAATATCCCCTTACTTCTTTGATAGTCTAAGTGAATGCCATACATGAGTACGGCAAATATGAATATCCATGTAAACAAACCAACTGCAAGCGCAATCCTAACTTCCCATTTTTGAATGAACTGCCTACGTTTAAGGGCAGCCATTTCAACAGCTTTTTTTGATCACGCTCGATTTTTTCTCGCTCTTTTCGGACAATTTCGCGCATTTCCGTGAACTTTTGCCATAAACCAGGCATTCCGACCTGATAAATGATCATTTCTCTTAACTCCGTCTCCATTTGCTCCAACTGCTGCTGGCGCAATATTCTGTCCATCGCTTCTTGATTGATGGATATGTTTTTGGGTGGCTGTAGTTTTGCCTGTTTTTCAGCTTCTTTAAACGATTCTTGATGGGTAAAGAATGCCCCTAAATGACCACCGATGTCATTAACAATGTCTCCAACATCTTTGCCATCTTTTTTGAAGTCTTGATATAAATCAATACATTCCCTGATACCAGCGTGTGCCGCTTTACAGGCAGCAAAGATGGTGATCGGATCAATCATTTCAAGAACTTCTCACCCAAGAAGTGGAGCATAGCCCCTATGAGGCTAGCAAATGCCATCCCCATCCATAAACCACCCTTAGACTGATTTGCCAGCTCTAAGAGCTTTTTAACGTCATCTCGCATATCACCAACTTCACGTTCTAAAAACTCGACTTTGGAGATTAATTGGCCGTATTGGATTGGGTCGATTTCCATGATTATGTCTTCTGTATAAAGGCTAGAGCATAGTAAAGAGGATTGTTTGTGCCAGAGCTGGTTACCACCCCACTAGACGCAAAACCGCCATTGTTGCCGACAGAGTAGGAATTACCAGCGCCAACAACAAACTTGTCCCGTAGGTCAGGAGTGCCGTTACTGCCGTTACAAAGAACGTAACCGCTAGGCACAGAACCAATAGAACCAGACCACATAATAATACCGCCAGCTGGAACAGCACTAACGCTTGGGCTTGTACCAATAATTCCATAAAGGTTGTCCAATGTTTGTACAGTATTGTTTGACGAATCTGTCAAAACAAACTTGTATGAGTAACCGCTTGTTAACCATATCTCGCTAGGTGTTCTGCCGTCAGTCCCTAGCACGATTGGATTGGTGTTTGCCGTGTTGCCGGTATTGTCAGTATAGGTGTTTAGGGGCGTAGAAGAGCCCGCTTGGTAGGTGTAGATGTAACCACCAGCCAATGGAACGTTTGGGGTTGTGGAGGATAGGAATTGGAATCCATTACCTACGGGTGAAAGATTAACGCTCATATTATTTCCCTATGTCTGAAAGTTTAGCCCCAGCCGCGGGCTTTAATGATTTCTGAACCTGTTGGGCTGCTGCACGCTCTTGTAGTAACTGTTGTGCTGGCTCTACAAATCTACCCACGATTGGCACTTGTGTAGCCGCTCTCTTGGCATATTGTTTAGCCAAATCAACCGCGGTGTTGGATTCGTTAACGAATGCACCAGTCGGTCTAGCTTCAATGCGTTGACCTGTTCTTGCAATCTTTTGTAAAGTTTGTGCTTCTTCACCAAACAAGGGGATCAATTTATTATTGACATCCAAGTTTTCGATGGCTTGTCTGAACCGCGCTGGTTTAAAGTTGCCGCTAGCGTCTGTGGCTTCTTTGATGATCACATCCAACGCACCGGCTCTTAGATGCTGAGTAGCTTCAGGATCGTCTTTAAACAGCTCCATCGTCTTCACAAAGTCAGCATTCTTTGATCTTAGAACGTTGCTTTGAATAAAGTCTTTGGTGTCTGCTTTGCCATTAACGATGTCAGCGTATATCTTGTTGTAATTGGGGCTGTCTTTGTTAACTAGGTCAAACTCTGACTTAGCCGTTGCTCGAGCTTGATCTGCCAATGCTTTAGCTTCTTCAGTCTCACCAATCAGGGGTAACTTTTCTAATTCACCACGCACCAAAGTCAACGCATGGACAGCATTGCCATCGTCAGCGCGTTGTGCCTTGCGTGTCTCTCTAGCTATTTGTGTCCGCAAATTCTCGTACTGGTCAAAGTTCATTTCCTTGCCAGCCGAGTAAGCATCAATCTTTGACTTGATAACAGAGGGCAAGAAATCAATATCTTCTTTAGCCGTCAATGCGTCCATTGCATTTTTAGCAAATGTTTCGCTATCAACCTTAATCTTACCCGCACCAAACTCGTCCAAAGCCTTGTATGCTTGGCTAGTAGATTCTTGGTTTTGCTTGATCTTGTTGTTTACATACTCAATTGCACCCTCGGCATTAGCCACATAATTAGGTGCAAACACATCAGGAGCAGTCTTTTCTTTTACAAGGTTAACGTTCTCTTGTAATGCTTTGTTTTGCTCGTTGAATCGTTCTATGTATTGTTGTTGAGTAGCACGATTATTACGCTCATTGGATATTAAATTGGGATCACCCGTGGCCTGACCAACAGTTAACTTAATGGGCTTTTCCAAAGAATCAGCTTCTATAATCGCTTCTAGCGCTTTGGTGTTCAGCTCTGTTGGGTTGACCTTCTTGAGTTCAGCAGCAACTTCAGGGCTTGCTTGTGAAATAGCCTGATCTAACAATGCACGATTGGTTGTGGCAGCAGCGCCAGCGGATACCATGCCAGGCTTAGGTGCGACAGGCTCAACACGAACCTTGGGTAATGTCGGTGCTTGGGGGCGTTGTGCCATCAAACCCATAGCTTCTGGTATTACAGGAGGTAGTTTGCTGGCTTCAAACGCGCTTTGGAG